ACCACATTACCAGTTGTATCACCAGTAATCTTTATTGACGTAGTTGTGGTATTTCCTGCTGATATAGTACTCATTTAGATCACCACCCAAGTAGCGTTAGCGCCAACTGTTACTGATACGCCGTTAGCCGTTGTTATTGGACCTACAGAAAAACCGTTTGTGCCAGTAACAATACTGTAATTTCCTGTAACTACGTTTTGGTTAACTACGATAGCTTGATTACCACCACCAATAGCCGTTAATTCGGCTGGCTGCGTAACAAATACGTCTTTAGCACCAGCGGGAAAACTAACCAATGCACTTGAGTTATTAGAAGCTAAAACCGTATCACGAGTAAGCGATGTGTTACCAGAATAGTATGTGCCAATTCCTACTTCCCACGCACCCGATGTTGAGTCAGCAATGGTATAGTAAGTTGAATTAGCATTACCAATAACATCAAAACCTTGATAGCCTAATGCGGCAGCGCCAAGCACAATAGTGCCTGTACCAGTCGTTGTGGTATTAGACTTTACCCGATCTTTTAAAACAAGAGCCATTTAAAGCTCCTATTAAGCAATACGAATAATAGCGTTTGTTGAATCAGCAGTTGGGAAAATCACAGTAAATGTACCGTTAGTGGCTGTCTTATCAGCACCAAAAGCTAACACAGCAACAGCCGTATTTGCAGTTGAGTTGTAGATTAAAGCGCCATTAGCGGTAATATTCGCATTAGTCCAAGAGCTGTTAGCAAACGATAAGAACGCAACGTTACCAGTAGAAGTTGGGCTTGTGCTAACTGTTAGTGTGTTACCACCAGCAGTGTAGTTTGAAGCTGAACTTGTTACTTCGTTCACTGTTGTGTACGCCGTTGTAGCGTTGCTTAATGTAGCTGTACTAGTATACAAAGCAAGTTTATATACAGTCGTTGCACCTGATACTAAATTTTGTTGACCGCTAAGGATTTGAACCTTAAACGAGTCGCACATTGCCTGAGTAATTGCCATTCTATGCTCCTAAAAATTGGTTTGATTTTACTACGGTTTTCATGGGTTTACCTTTATTCTGGCTTGCCCACTTCTATAGGCGTCTTGACGTTCTAATCCAGTACCTAAACGGTTCAACTGTTGCATTGCCTCATCATATTTGGCTTTATACATTGCAAGAATGTCTGGCTCGCCTTTCATGTATGTGTAGGCTTCCATAAGAGCGCCATAGAGCAATACAGGACTATAATTGTCACCGAGCCAAGAAGTACCAGCAGTAACAATGGACTCAGGATAATAGAAGTAATGAAGCTCTGCTCCGTAGGCTGCGTCTGGCGTAGGCCCAAGTATGAAAGTAAGTTCATTAGGGTCATTTAAACGAGAACCAAATAAAGCATAATAACGGGGTAATCCAGTAGCTGTTGGATCTGGGTATGCTTGGCGGATAAAGTTAACGTCTTTGTTAAGTAAGTATTCATATGTGCCGTCCGTATTAATAACTGCCAAAGAATAGGTAGATAAATAGTCGTTTGGGCAAGCTAAGTATTTACTTGTGCTAGAGCAGTTGCCAGTAACATTTTTACGTAATGAAGGAAGCTGAACCGAATTATAGACACGTTCTTCAGCCTGCATAATAAAGGTATTAATCTGGGTTACGGCATTGACGTTAGTCTGACTACCCCCAGTAGTTACCTCTACAAACGTTTCAGGAAATTGATTTTCCGTATATGCTTGTATTTGCGTAAAAAGTTCTTGGTAATTCATTAGGCCATCGGTCCTCTAGACTTGATACCTTTAGTAGCAGCGCCATAACCACGCATTGTGATGCCTTCGGTTTTTGGACCACGAGTTTTATTACCAATACTAACATCCATAGAAGGCATACCACCGGGAGTGTGTTCACTAGCTTTCATGGTATTAGGATCAGTTTTGTACTCGATGTCACCACTCATTGTATTAGGACCGGGCTGGGCATATACACCAATATCTTTACTAGTACCGGTACTTTGTGGAAACTTATAAGACCAAGTGCTAGCGTCTTTAGCTTCTTTAGCATGACCCAGTGGATATTTACCCGCTGGAGCAGTCTTTACTGTTTTGTTGGTAGCCATATTAACGACCTCTTCCTGAAGATTTTTGTAGCATAGCGCGAGCCATATTACGTCCAACAGCTTTCATGGAGTTACCCAATTTCTGTGGACCTTTAATTGGACCTTTTTCAATTCCAACTGATGGACCGGAATCACCAAGGTTTGTACCCTTAGTTTTACCTGTTTTTGTTACGCCGTCTGCGGCTGATTTAAATCCCATAATAAACTCCTAAGTTATACTTACCGTTACTGTACCAATTTGCCCGTAGCCTTTCAAGTCATCTGGCGTTAAAACATTGTCAAATAACCTTGAACCGCCAACAGGATTCCAACCCCATTGAAAAACCCTACTACCCATATCTGGGTTACCCAACCCATTTGGACCAATCCCTGTCAAGTTAATCTGAAGACCATTAGCACCGGATTGTAGATAGCTTACATCAGGTCTGGGTTCTCGGACAGCTTGCGGGTCATTTACAGGGTAAAGCCCTAATTGTAACTGAGGTTGATCCGGATCCCAGCAACTTGGGCAAACTTTAATCTGAAATAATTTGGTCTTAATTACCTCTTTTCTTAGTTCCTTTAGCTTATATCTTTGCCCACATCTATCACATTCAGCAATGGCATATTTGCCAGACGCAAATTTACTAGGCATATTATCTACCCATCATCAGGTCTCTTGGCACAAAACGAATAGACGCTTTTTCCCTATCTTCATCAGCAGCTAGTTGGAATTGTTGTTCGTAATCAGCCTTAAGTTCCATACGTTTTTGCGCATCTACTTCAGGTTTTTTCATGCCAATATAGTAAGCTAAGCCAGCCACCATACAAGGTATAAAACGGAAAGGAATGTCTTGTACGTTAACTCCAGTACCGGCATCTTGAATCCTACGTAGTCTGTAATACACAAAAGTGTACTGATTACCGGGAGCATTGGGGGTAGGCCAAACGTTAATAGAAGGCAGGTTTTGAACAGTTATAGAAGCGCCAGTATTATGTGCCGTTGCCGTTGTACCGTTTTGTCCACGAGCGCAGTTAATAAGCTGGTTGCCGTTAATATTTGGATAACTAATAGTTTCTGCGTCAATCTGAATAAACCCAGAAGAAGCTAATCCAGAAGTAGAACTGACGTTAATTGTTGTATCTGTAGAGGCTACGTTAGCTGTTGTAACAACACTAGTAGGGTTAGATTGCCCAGACTGGCGGTTTATCCATACCTGAATGGGTCTGCCTTGTGCTAATTTATTAGGCAAAGTTATATAAGTAGGTTCAGAAATACGGGTGATATTAATATCAATCTGGTTAGAAGTGCCATTATTCTGTCGTACTACAGTGTCTAAAAGGTCGATTGTGTCTACAGGCAGGGGGTACATTGCTTGCCCCGTGACCATTGGAATAACACCTTGCTCAATAGTCCACAAGTTAATCCCACGATTAGCCCACTCGATTGTCATGATATTTAAAGACCGACGAGCCGTACGTAAGTCATATCCAGTACGTAACTCTAAGCCAGCACGTTCATAAGCCTCTTCTACGAAGTCATTTAAATCTAAATTAAACGTTTCGGTACCGGAAGTAACAGCCATTATTTTGCCTTTTTCTTTACAATCTTTTCGGTATTCTTTACAATCTTTTTAGTAACTGGCTTCGCTTCTTTTTTAACACGTGTAGTAGCTTTTTTAATAGGCAACTTACGTTTTGTTTTTGGTTGTTCCAAAGTAAATTCAACAGGGAAAGGCCAAGCTGCTTCCTGTTCTTTTTGTGCTGGCTTTACTTTCAACCATTCTAAAAAATTATTAATTGTATTTTTAATATTCAAGTTCAACCCCTATACGTAGAATAAATAAGTCAAGTACTATAAACCAACTATCTTTTGTTTCATCTACAATTTCAAACCCTAAACAAAAACCTTTAATTAAGTGAAAGTGTAGCGCCCAATTCATAGTACAGTAGTAGCTTTTAACGCCACTATCTCTGCCTTTAATCTAGCTATTTCCTTATCTCTTTCGTTTAACTTACGCATTAAACCTTCATTCATTTCAGACCACAAAACTATATCTCTTACTCGTTCTTTATGATCTTCCAACATCACCTTAAATAACCTATCAGACGTTTCCATTTGACGGTCTATAAAGTCTTTCACTTTTTAAATCCTTTCAAGGTCTCCGCAAGCCTAGCCCGCTTACCCATCTTACCGGGTTTTTTTGTAGCTGCAGCTAGTTTGCTTGACGGAATTTTTTTATCAGCAGATACACCCAATGCTTTACGTAGAGCACCGGGTTTTTTAATTGCTTTTTGAATCCACTTTTCAGCCATTTAGATCTTCCTATACGCTTTAGTTTTTTCTTTAATGCTTTTTGGTTGTGCTACAAACTGCTTACCTTTTGCTTTTCCTGCACGTTTAGCCCGTGTAGTTGCTGCATACTCTTGAGGACTTAATGCCTCAATTGCTTTTTTTGGTAAATATCGTTCGCCCGTTTCGGATGATTTCTTACCCGATTTGGTAGTCCACTTTTGCTCACCCCAAGATTTTAAAGACTGTTGAGGTTTTGCAAGACTACTCATTTGTATCCTCCACCAGCAGCTTTATATTTCTTAGCTACTAATTGAGCTTTACGGGCAGACCATTTACCAGCGCCTGTGCCTTGTGTTGCAGCGGATTTAACTTGGGAAACAATTTGTTTACGTAAACTAGGTTTGGTGTAATTACCAGCAGCATTAACACTACCGCCCTTTTTAAACTGCTTAAAGTCAGTATTATCCCTACGTGCTTTAGTCACGCCTTTAGGCATTTTAGAAGGGGTAATATCACCCATACCACGAGAGGCTCGCATTTAACAAATCTTTCCTTTAGTTTTACCCTTAGAAGCAATGCCGTCGGCACGACTAGAAGCAGAACCACCTTTAGCCATTTTTTTAGATTTGGTCATACCACCACCGCACATTGCACCACCCATAATACCTTTAGTAGGGCCTGAATCACCCAGATTCATACCTTTGGTTTTACCACGTTTTTGAACAGCGCTTTCACCAAATTTGGTTAATTTGTTTGAACCAGCTTCTACATCTTTAGCCATTGTACGTGGACCCATTGTTTCTTTAGCCATACCACCTGTAGCCATCTTTTTCATAGCCATACCGCCTTTCTTAAGTTTAGACAAGTTTGTGTGCTCGCCTTTGTGTTCTTGTTTATCATGCATTCCAAAAGCTTTTTTAATGAGCTTTTTGTCCTGCATAATATCGCCCTTCATTTCGCCTTTTTCACTATGCATCATAATTCCACCTTTTTTAAATAAATCCATTTTACCGTGTTCGGTTTTTTGTCTGGCAATTTTTTGTAAGTCTGGTCGGGTTTCTCCACCTTTTCCAAATTTACGCCCTTTGTCGGCTTTGTTAAATTCTTGTCCCACAGACTGTGGAATACCAACCTTTTTAGCAAATGCTGGGTTATGTGCAATAGCAGCCATAAAGTTGTGCTGCTTTTTAGATGTTGATGGCATTATTTTTGTCCCCAATATCCAGCAATAAA